ATGTAGAGAATAAATCTGAATACATCATGTATATTAACTGTGCGTTCGGTAAAGGTATAAAATTTATTCGGGATGAGTTGAAATTTTTTGCAAAAACAAATATTTGTTCTCATAAACAAAATGAGCCTTTTTGCAAGAGTATTGTTTTGCTACACGCAGACAATCTTACAATAGATGCACAAAGTGCACTTCGTAGATGTATAGAAGTATTCAGCTATAATACACGCTTTTTCATTCTAGTTAACAATAAAGCAAAATTAATAGATCCCATCATTTCACGATTTTCTGAATTACATGTTCCCAATATCCGTATACGAAATAAGGTGATCAATTTACATCAAATGAATAAATTAAACTACAGAAAAACCGATTCTATATATAAAAAAATAAAACATCGATTGAGTAAAATTAAGAACCAAACAAATTTAATTGATACAGCATATGAATTGTATAATATTGGTTGTAGTACTATCATGTTGATAGATTATATATCCAAACAAAACTTGAATTCCTTAAAGCTGTCAGAATTTATATTCGAATGCGAGAAAATGAGAATAAACATTCGATTTGAAGTTATGAGTTTATATTTGTGCCTCGAAATGTATAAATTGCGTTTTATTTGTTCGAACGAAATGTAACCTTGAATCATATGGACGATTACAATATTCAAACATTGACTGATTCAAGGAATGCATATACACAAATTTTTGTTTCTAAATTATACCCTGTAATAAATCAAGGATTTGATTCAATATTTCAAGATTCTGTAAAATTATGTATAGACAATGACGAAGATGAAAAGTATTTAATGACTTTTCAAAATTTCTTGGCAAGAATTCCAAAATGGAATCAAACAATTATCGATACTGAAGTTCAACGTATTAAGGAAGAAACAAATTGTAATTATCTTGAGGATTTGCTAACATGTGTTCATGTTGCACAACTGAAATTAATGACAAATATTCGCGTCGGTACCAATCAAAAAAAAATATCCATTAAAATACCAGATATCAGTACATTTATTCATAAAGTGTACATAGAATGCGCAAGAATAATTTACAAAAATGTATACTTATATGAAAATGTAGAGCTTCCTATACAAAAACAAAAATATAAGCGTGATGTAGAATCATTGATTAAAGACTGTATTATTAACACTATTCGAAATAATATGCCTATTGAGTCAATTCTTCGAGCATATTTAGACGAATCGAATGAATATGAAGTTTATGATAACGTAGAAGAAGTTGAAGAAGAAGTTGAAGAAGTTGAAGATAAAGTAGAACTCGAAACACCAACCACCAACAACAATATAGAGTCTTCTATAGAAAACATTGTGGAAAAACGAATGAATTCAACAGATTATGAGAATATGCAATCTATATCTTTTGAAAATGAACAGAATGAAAGAAGCAACCAAGTTATTGTAGATACAGAACCATCTAAACAAATGAGTGAATCCACATCAGTTGAGAGAAACGAAAATCAAGAAACAATAGCAAATGATGAACTGGAAAAAAACAATATACAAGTAAAACCGAGTATAAGTTTCATTGGGGACGATATTTCCAATGAGACATATCCAGATACAGATGAAGATGATAACAATAGCTTATTTCAAGATGATGATTTAACTATTCATGAAAGCATCTCCAACGATCACGATATTCAAAATTTAGATGTGCATTCAAAATCAGAAGATATGTCTAGTTTATTAGATATTGAAGAATTGTAATATTATTCGTCTAATTTTGATTACAATTTATATAATATAATGATATATGGAAACTCATTATATTATATCATTCATAGCATCTGTACTCGTTATGGTTATTATGGAAATAGACAGAGTGTATATACAAAAAACGAATTCAAACGAGTACAAAGTTCTTAAAAATATGTGTAAACATTTTGCATTTGCATTTATTGCATGCATAGTAGCGTTTCATAGTTTTAGGTATGTTTCAGTGTTACTACCGGGAAATAAAACACCAGTTATTTTCACGAGTGAACCAGAGTTTTAATTCTGTACAAAATTTGAAGGAATACCGTCTATGTCTACAAACAAAGAATTTGATTGTGACGTATATGAATCAGTTTTTATGCAATCAAAAATAACATGTTTTAGAACAGCATCCGGTGTTTGATTATGCACGGTTTTTGCAATCTTTTTATACAATAAAAAACCAGAAAAGCGTTCTTTTCGTGACATGCACGTTTTTTTGTTTTTATACAACATATGAATACCTTTATCGTCTAAACACATATTATGAATGAAATTGAATATTTGATTATCGTAAATATCTGTGTGTTTTTCCAAAAAATGATCATACAACGAGCAAGCCAATCGACACATATCAAATGACGGATTTGGTTCGATTCTCTCTTTCTTACTTGTATAAAATGGTTCACAATTATACAATGATGCTGCATCTCCGTGTTCTAAATTATAACTATCACTACAAAATCTAGTGTTTTTGTAGCGAAAGATAGAACGACCATAATCTATTATTTTATACAGTTTTCCGAATGTTGGTATCGTATAATACTCATTGTTGAACTTGTATGTTATCTGTTTTTCATCAGTAAATCTATACATAATATTCTCTGTATGCAAATCGTTATGTGTAAAGTCAAATACTTTGTTGTAGGTTGCTAATGTCATAATGATTTGTATCAATATAGATATCCATTCATAGTCTGAAATATTTTCATTTGTAGTTATGTAACTATCTAGCGTATCGTGTAATTTTTCAATGCATATCATTTGTACAGGAAACGATTTTATTCGAACGTCTACATGATCGATGTATTCAGCACTTGAATTCGAATCATTATCAGTATCGAACTCAGATTCAGATTCAGAGTTATCTAAAGTATCACTTTCTGATTCATCATCATCATCATCATCATCATCATCAGTTGAATTTTCCTCATATTCGTTTGTTTCTAACGAACAACTAAATACTTCTTGTATACTATTTTCACTGGAGTCGATTGTAATATAATCTTTGGAATGATGTGAAATATAAAACGATTTTTGTATATAGTCTGGTATATATTCTCCATCGATATCGTTTATCGTCCCATGTATATGAATACGTGGTTTCACTGATTTTGTTTGTCCAATATATTGTTGGTGATATTCTTCGTCTACCATAGAAAAAAGGCCATTATAATGTTCATGAAAATATGTAGAATTTTCAATGATATCAATGTCTTCCGAAACATCAATTTCGTAGTTTTTGTATATAGTTTGAAAAGAATCATAAAATGAACAAGCGTGTGGAAATTTGGTGACTAATGATAATTTTGATGTCAAGAAATAAAAAACAAAATCAATATACGCAGCATTATGTATTGAATTCATTTTATCTAAATTTGATTTTATTTCATACGTTGCCAGTGTTTCATTAATATTTTGAAATAACTGATATTTTCCAGTCAAATAATATATATGGTCTATGATGGGAGACTGTTTTACAAAACAAGTAGTTATTGAATCGTCTTGTAATTGTACGGTATATTCATTTTTGTGTTTTTTCTGTAATATTTTTTTAATATGATTATCATGATCAAATACTACATTTTTCCAATTGTTATTGTTAAACTCAAAAAATGCATTGTATATAGGTGAATAATTTGTAATTTCTTGAATATTTTCATCCATTTGTTTAAAATCCTGGAATAATAGCTGATTGTCTCTTTTTTTGTACGATATATTCAACATTAATTGTATTGAAAACAGATATAAATGTATTGAATCAAACTCATATCAGTTCGTTTTTATTCCATTTTTTTTGTGTGTCATTTAGATTAAATATACACAAGCAATTATGAATCTTAAAATGAAAAAATTCAATATGAAACAAATAACTTTTCGCGCAAATAAGAATGAAGGACCAGTAATTGTATTGATTGGCAGACGAGACACCGGAAAATCGTTTTTAGTGCGTGATTTATTGTATTATCATCAATATATACCGATAGGTACTGTTATTAGTGGTACAGAAGCCGGAAATGGATTTTATGGTCATCATGTTCCAAAATTATTTATACATGATGAATACAATTCTGGTATCATTGAAAATGTATTAAAAAGACAATCAATGGTAAATAAACAAATTAAAAAAGAAAAAGATTCATATGGTAAAAGTACGATAGATCCAAGGACATTTGTCATAATGGATGATTGTCTATATGACAATACTTGGTCAAAAGAAAAAGTCATGCGATTATTATTCATGAACGGTAGACATTGGAAAATCATGCTTATTATTACTATGCAGTATCCATTAGGAGTTCCTCCAAATCTGCGAACTAATATTGATTATGTTTTTATTTT